CGGTCCGGTGACCTGGTGCCCGGTCTGGTGGCCACGCCGGACGTGTGCGGCGGAGCTTTGCGCATCGACGGCACAGAGTGGGCTGTCGCACAGATCGCGAGCAACGTGAGCAGCTGGCTGGACGCTGGCATGTGTCGCAACGACATGGTGCTCCAGACGGCTGCCACCTACAGCCTCGACCCTGATCTGGTGCGTCTCGCAGCACAGGTCGGAGGTGCGCTGTGAGCGGCGACGAGTGCACGATCTGCGAAGGCGGCGGCGGGTGGTGGCAACTTGAGCCCGACGCCGACACGTGGCGGCTAGTGGAGTGCGAGCATTGCGACCGTACCGGCATCGAGCCGGACCCCGGCGTCATGCCGACCCCAACTGTGGAGGAGTACCTGTGAGCGACATCATCCCAACGGCCGAAGCAGCGGCGAGCGCGGCCGTGGCACTGGCAGAGATCGTTCGAGCGATGAATGAGCGCGAGGCCTACGTGGTGCCCCGCACCCGTACGGCCATCGGCATCGTGCTCCCGTTGTTGGAGGCGATCGCGGCGGGCCGGGTGTTCGAGGTCCGCCCCGAGCGCTGCTCGTATTGCAGCGGTCGGCGCGGCTGGTGGAATCGGTACAGCAACGACGCTGGGTGCTATGAGCGATGGGAGGTTTGCCACCGCTGCGACGGCTCGGGGTTCGAGCCTGCCCCGCCGGGCCGCAAGCAGCGCACCGCCTACGACGCCCTCATCGAGGCCGCCGCCGAGGCTGGCACGCTCGACGACTTCTAGCGCTTCGCCTTGGTGACGGCCTCGACCTCGGCGACCACGGCGCCGAGCGTCATCGGGCCGACCTTACCGTCAACGACGAGGCGCTTCTTGCGCTGGAACACCGACACCGCCCGTAGTGTGGCGTCGCCGAACACGCCATCCTCGTCGAGGCGGGCGAAGCCGGACTTGCAGGCGATGATGTTGAGTAGCGCCTGGAAGAACCGGACGTCGTCGCCCGACATGCCGTGGCGCAGGATGCGTGTTCCCTCGACGGCCACTGTGCGGCGCTGTTCGGCGGGGCCGGTGTCGGTCACGGAGATGTAGCCAACGATCCGGGAGCGTCGTTTCATTTCAAGGACGCGGCCACCGGTGCGCGACCCGGTCGTGTCAGTGTTGCCCTCCAGCGTGTGGATGCGCCCGTCGCCGAGCACGCCCTGGACGATCCCGGTATGTGACGGGCGGCCGATGAAGTCGTAGAGCACGATGTCGCCGCGCTTGGGCTTGTCGGTCCATGACCCGTCGCGGCGTGCCCAGTTGACCGCCGAGGGGCAGTAGGCGAACCCTGACCGTTTCGTGTCCTGCATCTTGGGGAGCGGATGGCCGGCGCGGTCGAAGCACCATGACACGTACATGCCGCACCACGGCCCGGCGTACCCCCACCAGTCGGAGTACTTGACTTTGTTGGAGTAGGCGGGCGATTCGGCGGTGCCGATTTCGGCGCGTGCGACTGCGATGACCTTCTCGATGTCGGCGAAGATCGTCACGACTCGAACACCTCCCACTCGCTGTCGGTCATGTAGATCACGTCGCCGGTCTGCGGGCCGTCGTCGGGGTCGGGTGCGTTGTCGGTGTTGACGAGCAGCTCGTCAGCGTTGTCCATCACACGAGCCTAGCGGCGATGCTGGCGGCGATCTCGGGGCTGAACACATCGGCCATCGCAGCCTCAATGTCGGAGCGCTCGACGTCGAGCGCGTTGACCCGTTCCGCTTCGGCCTGCGCGAACGCTTCGAGTGCGTCGGTATGGGCCCGTTCGGCGGCGTCCATGTCGGCGGCCGAGACCTCCTCGCAGCCGTCGAGCTCGTCGGGGATATCGTCGCCGTCGGCGGTGACGGCGAACGGTGGTCCGCCGTCGCGCGAAAAATAGCGGGTGGTGTTCATTCGTCGCCTCCTGAGTCGTGGCGCAGCACGGTGATAGTACTGGCCGATGTGGTGATGATGCCGGACCCTGCGCCGACGAGCGTGGCGACGGCTTGCTTCCGCCAACGGATCGTGGCCGACTGGCCGGGCAAAAGGTACGCGCTGTTGTAGCTGGGCTGCACGGCGAAGCCGAACTTGACGCCGCCTGCGAGCACCCCGGCGCCTTCGGCGTGTGTCTTCCAGCCGGTATCGAACCCGCCACTGGGCGACACGGTCAGCTCGACGCGGGCCTGCAATGAGAACTCGTCGCCGTTGGTGACGTTGAACACGGCGCGGCCGTGGTCGGCCAAGAACGTCCACAGTCCTGAGCGGCACCCGACATTCGTCACGGACCAGGTGAGGTCTTCCATGAGCCACTGACCGGTGCCGCCGAGGCTGGCCGGTGTGGCTGACGCGTTGACGCCGGTGATCGTGGCGGCCTGGGTGTGGTAGCCGGGCTGGGATGCCCACAACGTGCCGCCGCTGTCGATGTGGAGCCCCTGACCGCACCCGGCGCCGGACGGCTGCTCCTTGGTGCCGAGCCCGAACGGGCGCCGCGTCTTCACCGACGCGAGGCAGGTCGCCGCAGAGACGGCGAGACCGCCTGTGGGGTCGGGGTTGAGCGCGGGGTTTCCGTCGCCGTCGAGCTTCAGCCCGGCGCCGAGGCAGTTGCTGCAGGCCATCAGGTCTCCTTGATGGTGGGGGTGACTCGCCCTCGTGTGGCGATCGCGAGCAGGAACGCTGCGACAGGGTTGACCACGCCAACGAGGACCGCGGCGGTCGCCGGGTCCACATCGACGAGGGCCAGCACGGCGGCGAGGATGGCGTTCACGGCGACGACCCCGGCGCCCATGATGACCATGACGGGCTCGGACTTGACGGGCAGCTCGATCATGTGGGCATCCTACCAGCGATCGTGTCGGGGTCGTGGCGTGCCCAGATCGTGTTGATCAGCGCCTGGTCGGCGCCGGCGGCGGCCTCGGCAAGCGACTTCATGGCCATCGCTCGCCCTTCGGCGACGAGGGCACGCCGCTCGGAGCGCTCGGAGCGTCGCCCCATCTCGATGATGCCTTCGGACTGCTCGTCGATGCGGCCCCGCAGTCGCTCGAGGTCGACCCGGAGCGCTGCGATCTGCTTCTCACACTGTGTGCGCTCGTCGACCCGTGCCGCTTGGATGGCTACCTCTTCGGCGGTGGTGTCGTCGCGCCCGGCTTCGATGCGGAGCTGGGTCGACTTGTACCGCTCGCGGAGGATGGCGACGGTGCCCGCAGTCAGCGCCCCGATGATGGTGGCGATGTAGCCGAACGAGTCGCGGAGCAGGTCACCCATCATGCTGGTTGGCGGGGCCAACGGTGAGAGGCGAGATCACAGAGAGCCCAATGAGCGCCATGAAGCCGTACCCGAACGCGCCGGAGATCGACCAGTTGTGCCCCGCTGCGGCGTCCCAGACGAGCGACGCCGACCACGATGCCCAGATGCCCGACTGGACCATGATCACAAAGTCGAGGGTGCGACGGGACCGCCGGGCGATCGACACGGCACCGATGACGGCGATGAAGATGAGTGCGGTGCCGCCGAACCGTATCGAGACCCACGACGACAGCTCGCGCCACTCGTTGGGGGAGAAGACGCGGGTCGGCCAGATGACCGTAGCGATGCCCATGCAGAACTGGTAGGCGACGAGCAGGACGGCGGCGCCGAGCTGGAGGCGCTTGAGCCATTCCGTCCAAGCGGCGAGACGGCGCAGCGAGTCGTTCAGTTCGCCGACCAGCCGCGCGTGCTCGTCGTCTGTCATGCGGTCACGGTAGCAGCGTCCACACTGAACGCGCCTTCGTGACCACCCTGCGTGATGCCGACGTGCAGCGCGGTGATCTCGCACGGCCCGGCCAGTGTGATGCCGGCGCGGGTGTCGACGTCGACGCGGATGACGGCCCCGGGCCGCCACGCGTCCCAGTCGCCGAGGTCCACCCCGGACCGTAGCGAGATGGCGGCGTCGCCGTCGGTGGCGTTGGACGACAGGAGGCGCCGCGGGCCCCGCCCGTTCGTCTCGCCGGTGTCGGCCCACGTTGTGGACCGGGCGAGGTAGTCGGCGCGGGGGTCGCCCTGGCTGAGCGTGGCAGCGCGCTCGCCCCACATGCCGGGCGAGACGTGGTAGGTGGTGTCGCCGATGATGGTCGACGCGTAGCCGAGCCCGTCGACGAACACGGCGGGCGGCTCGTCCCAGTCGGCCTCGGTGAGCGTGACGCCCGGCGAGGCGAACGGCGCGGCGCCGACCTGGAGTATCCCGGCGCGGGCGGTCCAGCGGGCGTCGCTCGACTCGATGTCGGAGCCGATGAGTATGTTGGTCGACGTGTAGGGCGTGCTTTGCGGTGCGGCGTGGACGTCGAGCCCGACGGGGCCTTGCGCGTCGGCCTGCTCGACGAGCTGGCGCACGACGCTGGCGGCGTCGCCTTGCGCCGCCGCGGTGCGGCGTCGGTCCATGACCCAGCGCATCCGGTCATGTGCGGCGACGGTGAGCTGCCCGGATGTGGCGCCGACGCCGACGATCGGCCCGGCGAAGGTGGCCACGCCGTCGCGGGCGAGGTGAAGCTCGTGGAGCCACGGCGTGACCGCGACGGGCGCGGCGCACCCGTCGAGGGTGAGCGACACGACGGCGACGTCGGAGAGCCGGTGGTCGAGGCTGCCGACGACGATGCTGTCGGGAGGGATAGCCCACACGGTCGGCCCGCCGCGTTGCACGATCTTGGCGTCCCAGCGGGCACACAGCGCGGCGGTCATCACTCAACCCACGACTGGGCGAGCAGCTCGACGGTGACCGGCGGTGTGGCATCGCCCTCGATGGTGAGGCCGATGCACAGCCCGCCGCAGTCCGTCGTCACCTCGGGGAGCCCGCGTATCGGCTCGTCGCACGTGTAGGTGAGGCGACCACGGCTGATCGTGTCGACGCCGAGTGTGGTCGTCGAGATGTACGGCAGCGCCACGGGGATCACACGGTCGGCGGGCGGGCACGCCTCGGAGGTCGGCGGGCACGTCGCCGGGTCGGTCCACACGTGCACCCCGACGTCGACCGCCGCGCCGTTGGAGAAGCGGAGCAACGGCGCGTAGTCGGTGCTTTCGGCGGCGGCGCCGATGAACAGGGTGCGCCGCATGAACGGCTCACACCATGTGTCGCACTCGTCGGGGCCCGCGGTCGGTGGTGTGATGACCGTGTCGCAGTCGAGGCTCTCGGCGAGGTGCGGGCCTGGCTGGATCGCCACCACAGCGTGACGGCCCGACTCGTCGGAGAGCGTCACCGCGCCGGTCTTGTCGGCGTCGTCGCTCTGCCACCGGAACCCGGCGTCCTGCTGGGTCACGATCCCGTTCGTCGCGACCGACGTGACCCGCCCGACGGCGCCGTCCCATGACCACCAAGCGATCCCGTCCGGTCCGGACACGATGGTGGCGTGGCTGAACTCGTCGTCCTCGTACCACCGCGACGGCGGGCACGGACCGAGCGTCGGCCCCGGTGCGGTGTCGGTCGCGGTGGTCGACAGGTTCCCGTAGAACCCGCCGAACAGCTCGGCGGTGAGGGTGCCCACATCGTCGAGGCTGTCGTCGTGGGTGACGCGGCTGATCGTCACGGTCATGTAGCTGGCGGGGTGGTTGCCCGCCACGATGTTCGCCAACTCGATGTACGGCCGCCCGCCGGGCTGTTGTCGTCGTAGGTCACGAACCCGACGGCGTTGACCGACCACGCCCACGACGACACGCCGGTCGGCATGGCGATACGGAGCGTGCCGCCGGTGATGCTGTGCTCGCCGTTCGCCGCGACGAACACTGTCCACACGTCATCGGTGATCGTCGCACCTCGGGCGATGCTGGACACATTGCGCGACAGCGAGGCGTTGACGTAGGCGGTGACGTTCGGGGTTGGCTGCACGACGGGCGCGACGGGGCCGGGCGCGCTGTCGGTGTAGGACTGGCCAGTGGTCTGTCTTACGGAGCCCGGCACCCCGTCGGCCCAGTTGGTCGCCCACATATCGACCTGAAGCGGTTCGATGTCGTCGTCGGCGTTGTTGCGCGTGACGTTGGTGATTGAGACGTTGAGAGCGTCGGTACCTGCTAGTCCAGTTTTGAGGATGTACCAGCCGGTAATCTCCACGTAACGGCCAAGGTCGGTGACCACGCGGGGGAAGTAGAGGTTGTAACCGCCAGTCGCAGTGACAGTCCACGATGTCACCTGTGCTGGCTTCCAGATGCGCATCGTGCCGATGCCGAACGCGCCGATGCCGCCGGGCGTAGGCGTCGGGTCGGTGCCGGGGAAGCCTTGTTCCACGTCACCCGTGGACTGCGCCTTGATCGACCACACCTCGCCCGCATAGGTCGAGCCCGGCGCCATTGTCGTGACCAGGGGGTGCAGCGATGCGTTGAGCACGGCGCCGTAGTTGCTCTTGTCGAACCCGGGGTTTCTCGCTGACGGCGACAGTGAGGTGTCGGACACGGGGGCAGACAGCGACGACACTGCCGAATCCGGGAACATCTCGACCGTGCACGCTCCGATAGGATTCTGGGAGTAATCGCCGCCGATGCCCGACACGTTGAAATAGACCGAGCCGCCGCCCTCGCTCGGCAGACCGATATAGGTGACCGGAATCTCGTAGTAGCCGATCGGGTTGTATGACGTAGTGCCGATCGACGCGGTGTTGCTCGCGGCGGCAGACAGGCTGCCGTTGTTGCGTCGGTTCTTCGGGAGCCAAATGCGAATTGTGGCGTTGGTGAGTCTGTTCTCGCGGCCGGTGTTGCGTGCCTCGCCGCCAAAGCTGACTGAGCCGGTTTGTGCAGAATCTGCGGATACGTAGATGCTGCCGCCTGTCATCGCCGTGCGGTACGTCGCCGGGATGTCGGGCACCGGCGGGTCCGCGAGGGGGTCGCCGGGGATGAACGGCGTCACCTCGATCTCGGGCTTGTCCTCGTAAAGCCGCGTCGTGGTGAGGTCTGGGTCGGGCCAGCCGTACGAGTAGATCGTCGGAACGGGGTTCGGGTTGTGCTTATCGAACGCGGGGAGCGGCTGCGTGACCGGCAGCTGCTGCGCGGCCCTCACCAGTGTGGACGTGGAGTCGAACGCGGGACGGTCCACGATCGGGGCTCGGCAGAACACGGCGAGGAGCCCGAGCCGGAACTGGCACGACACCCCGTCAGCGTCAATCACGGCCACAACCGTCGTGTTCGCCGGGCCACCCGGCACGCCAGCGAGGGACCACACGACACCCGACGGCGCAGCGCGGACCGTGCCGCCGGTCGTGTCGTACACGTCGACGCGGCGGAACGGGGCGCGCAACCCGGCGCGGGTCAGATCGTAGAACGCGGACGCGTCAGGGGACTGAACGACGCGGGTCAGGATCGACTCGTCGCCCTCGCCGGGCACCACAATGCAGCCCGGTTGAATGCTGTCCCACCGCACCGCCGTCGGCGCGCACGGGTCCGGCGCGCAATCACAGTCGATGAGCAGCGGGTGCAGCGGGTTGCATTCAGCGGCACCCCACGCGGCGGCGGGATACGACGCGACGACCTCGGGGGCGTCCCACATGCGCCCGTCCGTCGCCTCGAACAGCACCTCGACGCGGCTGGTGCACGGCCCGACGTCGTCGAACAGCTCGCGGACCACGACCGCACGGGCGTCTCGCACGGTGCGGACCGGGCCGCAGTCCTCGGACATGGCC